GTCAGAAGTGGCAGTCTTTTTACCTTCTTCAGGTGTGAGCACGGCACTTGCACTTGTTTGGCCCAACCCCGCCCCTTTGATGTTCCCACTGTCTTGTGCCCAAAAGATCCGGCCCCCCACGGCGGTTGTCTATGACTTCCAGTTGAGATTGTGCGATGGCATTGAGCCTTAGCATAGGTGAGTGTGATACTGGAATTAAACCTCTCCTCCACCACGAGCTCACCTTCCTGGTGGAACAACTACTCTCAAGGGTTTCCAAGCCTCCCTTCAAAAGGTTAACCGTGACTACCTGCTGCGTGAAACACATTTGACACGTGTGTCGTAACAAAGCTCAAGGGTACCACGTCCCTCCGATACGATCGCGGTAGAAGGACAGTATAGGAAAAGGTAAAAAGTGAACGCTTACGCAATCGGTACGCCTCAGGAGTTTTGTCATATTATACTCTTGTGAGCGGCATGGAGTGCCATTCGAGCGGTTCAAGTCCCTCAATCTTGGAGGGGAACCCAACTCTTTGGCCAGCCCGGACGTTTCCGGGACCGACCGTCGGTTTAGTAACTTACCCTTAGTACTCGAGTCTTTGAGGGTAGCGATTCGTCACATGGCTTGCTGCAACAACCAAACCCTCGCTGAGCTTGTTTGCCTGAACGGCAATGGTGCCTTGCCCCTTGTTTCCGACGCCAGCTGCTGGCTCACCCGCGACGCCCGTGGCAAGACGGTGCGCGCCGCTGACCAGCAACTCAGCCACATTGACAACCTTCTCACCATCGGCGATTTCGTCTACGAAGTCTGCCCCGCCCTGACCAAGGGTGCATCCCAAGAGACCGTTCGCGCCCGGTCCTCACCTGAGGGCCCTCTCGCGCGCGCTGTCGCCAAGCTCCCTGGTCGTCTGCACCACAAGCAGGTGGGCGTCGCCCAGAAAAAGAAGGTGTCTAAGCCATACCCCATCCGTGATCCGGGTGAGGGCAACCATAGACACAAAATCGTCATGACGCGTCGCCGCTTCCGGCTGCACGCCCTCTGGCCCAAGTACGCTTCCACCATGCGTACCTTGCGTGCCACGCGTCTTGGCACCAAAAAGAGTGACAGGTTTTTCAACTACTTGCTCTGTGATGAAGTCGGCGTTGTGGAAGCTGGACAGGAGTCCATCCCAGCACCGACGGAACAGGAAGACTCAATCAAGAGCTCGCCTCTCTACACCAGCGATGCTTTCGAGAATCTGGACCTCTCCGATCTGGACGAGGTTCGCGAGGGGGCCTATCAACTCGGCCTTTTCGAGGGTCCCGGCTTTTGCAGCCACTACCACAGCATCTTCATTGCCATCGCCGAGTCCACCAAGGACAAGCACAATGCGGAGCTCCACAACGCAATCGCTGTCGGGCTGTGGGCTGCAGAGGCTCAGATCCGGTTCGAGGAAAGAGGAGCTGTTGAAGCCGGGAAAGAAGACGACCCGTTCCGTGAGTTTGTGGGCCTCAAGGACTACATGCAAGGCATCGGTCCAGGCATAAAACCACACCCCTTGGTCCCTGGGGAGACCGAAGGCAACTCTCTCACTCGAGCTGCCAAGAAGGTCAAGGACTACATCACAGGTTACAGTGTCGTGGCCACCGTCGGCTCGACTTGGAGCAACGCCATGTCCTTCGTCGGCCTCGACAAGGAAATGACCCCCACCGACCGGGTCATGGCGTGGGTCATCAAGTTTGCCACTTTGGCCACGGCTCGTGACCTGCAAGAGTTCGTCAAGATCCTCATCGCGAGTTTGGCTGACTACGCCGGACCAATCATCGTTCGCTTCGGAGATCTCCTGAAGTCTGTTTTCGTTCAACCTACCAAGGAAGCAGTCGTTCAGGGGGCTTCGGACCCGGACATCCCCGTCGAATCACTTTGGTCATGCCTTGTCAGCCTCATGTACTCGGTCATCGGACTGGAGAACGCCCCCAACCCAGTTCTCGACAAGATGAGGGCGGAGCGCCTCCGCAATGGCCTCACTGTGGTCACTTCAGTGGCTGCAGCGGTCAAGCTCTTCAAGTGGGTCTTCACAGAGGCCTACGACTACCTCTATCTGGCTGTCTACAGCGGCACCGGCTCCAGGCTCACGCCCATGACGAGCTACGCCCTCAAGGAACAGTTCAACGAGCTTGCCAGCCGCGCCTCGCATCTTCTGAGCAACATCTCCAAGCTCAGTGATTCGTCACAGCTCATGGACCTCGCCAACAAGTGGGTGGCTGATGCAGAGAGCTATGTTAACAGAGCTGCTTTCTTCGGTGACGCTACCCTGCACAACACATCTTCCCGCATCATGCCACTTGTGATCAAGATCAAAACAGCGCTTCGTGCAGCAGTGGAGACCCCCAAGACCCGGGCACGCCCAGTTGTCATCGTCATGAACGGGCCCCCTGGCACCGGCAAGTCAGTGCTGCTCAAGCATCTCTCAGCTGGTGTTCTTGCAGCCCTCTTCGGCACGGAAGGAGCCGCCAGGTTCTCGCACGTTGAGCCAGTTTTCCACAAGGCCAACGGCTCACAGTTCTGGGACGGCTATCACGGCCAGTTCGCGACCTGTCTCGATGACTTTGGGCAAAACCTCGACGAGCAGATCCGCACTCAAGAGAATGCTGACTTGATCAGCATGGCGAATGATGCACCTTTCCATCTCAACATGTCAGCTGTCGAAGACAAGTCCAACGTCTACTTCAGCTCGGGTGCTATCTTCGTCTCCACCAACCTCAAGAAGCTGGAAGTCAACGCCAACATGGCTGATCACAGGGCCCTCGGTCGTAGGGTCGACGGCTATGTCGAGATCCTTCACCGTGGGTCCAGTTGGCGCGACTACCGGTTCCTGCTCAACGACAAGGAAGTCGACATGGTTCAGCTCATTGGTTTCATCACTTCCAAGTACCTGGGCAGTCTGCAGACGTCGCTACACATCACCAGTGACGTTGAAGACCTGTGCAACGCCGTCAGGGGCGCCGCGAACAGTGCCGACGAGTACGTTGACTTCGGTAGCGCTTTCGACAGCTACATGGCCGCCGTTGAGAAGGTCAATCAGGGCCCTGCCGTTGAGGCTCAGAGCTCAACGGCCATCAAGTCAGTGCCCATCAAGGACTTTGCCGCCAAGCTCGCGGAGTGGAAGGATGAAGTCGAGTTCGGTGATGGCTCCCTCAGTACGTCCAGCATGGCGTCCTACCGCCCGCTCTGGAAGGGCAAAGGCAAGGACGAGGCTGAGGTCCAAGCCGTCCAAGAAGAGGCTCCGGAACTGGAAACCGACATAACCCCTGGTGTCGCCATCCAACGCTGGGTGTTCATGCGCAAGATTTGGGGCAGCTTCAAGGAGCTGCTCAAAGGAACTGCTGCAGTTGTCGTGGAAGTGGCCCCTGCGGCTGCGTGCGCTGGGATCTTGTTCTATGAGCTCATCGTGTTGAGGTTCCAGTGGCTCAGCCTGAGGCTCGACCAGACCATCACTGAGGTTGCAAGGGATCACCACTCCTATCTCGCAGCAGCTTTCAAGGTCGCCGGAGCTGTCACGATGTCGATCCTCGCGTGGAAGTTGCTCTCCTACGGTATTTCCATGCTCAGCATGCCGACTGTCGTTCCTGAGGTCGAGGTCAACGGCCGCTACAGCAAGCCCGACGCCCCGAAGATCCCACGTTCACACAAGCCAGTTCGGGGTGCAGTGCAAGGCGACGATCGGACTACGCTCGAGATAGCGGCTCACAGGCTCTCGAATGCGATGATCAACTTCTCCATCCGCCATGCCAAGATCGGCTACCCTGCAGGCCTCGTCAATCTCAACGCCTGCCACATCAAGAACAATTGCTTCGTGACTGCCGACCACTTCTTCGGGCTTGCCCGCTCTTTTGAGGACGGCACCCATGACGGCACAGAAGTCAACCCGAACGACAAAGACTGGTTCGTCGAGGTGACGATTGGCGACGCCACGTTCTCGTACTCCTTCGAGCAGATCTCCCTCACGCGATTGCTCAAGGACGACATCGCCTTCTTCAAGCTGCCTGCGAGTTTCCCGGCCCGGCAGTCCACCTACCACCTATGGATGTCTGATGATGATCTCAACCACGACCGCTCCTTTGGCTACCTCTTTGCTAAGAATGCTGAGGGGGAGATGACGTGCACCCAGTACACCAACGGACACGACGCCAGGTCCGACTCGACCAACCTGTGCTACATGATTGATGGGAAGAAGAGGGAACAGAAGGTTACGACGGTCAGCGGCTTCCGCTACGATGCCCCCACCCACGGTGGCTGCTGCGGAGCCGTTGGAGCAGTGGCAAATCCCCACATGCAACGCAAGCTCATGTTCGTTCACGTCGGCAAGCTCGCTCATTCCAAGCTTGGCGTCGTCCTGACGCGCGAGATGATCAACGAAGTCATCGGCGACGAGATCGGTGTTGTGGAGGCCAGGCTCCCGAAGCTGGGCCCGGCTGTTGTGGAAGTCGAGGAAGTGCCCGCCGGGCACGCAGTCTTCATCAGCAATCGCACCGCCATGCAGCCATCGATCTTCTCTGGACCTTTCATTGCCTCGGGCGGTGCTCAAACCAGGCTGCCTGCGACGTTGGACTGGTTCACCAACAGTGAGGGCCAGAGGGAACATCCACTCGACCGAGCCCTTGAGCGCTTCACCCAGGTTCAGGAAATTGACGACAGCCCCCGGACCCGTCAACTCCTCGATCTCGCTGCGGCGTCTCTGCTCGACACTCTGCCCGATCCTGGCTCATCCCAGCCTCTCACCGAGGAGGAAAACCTCAATGGCCACCCCACGGACGAGCACATCAAGCCCGTGGACCTCGCGACGTCAGGTGGCTACGGCTACACTGGCACCGGCAGGGGCAAGCATCCGTTCGTCAACGTGGTCAACGGGGTCAAGTTCATGGGACCCAAGCTGCGCAGCGACGTTGCACGCCTGGAAGAACTGATCATCTCGGGACCTGACGGCGTTCTCGATGGCGAGGTCATCTTTTCCGCCTTCCTTAAGGATGAACTCCGTTCGATCACCAAGGTGACCAATGGTGACACACGCCTTGGTTGGGTTGCCACGTTCCCGTTCCTGTACCTCTTCCGCAAGTGGTTCGCTCGTCCAATGGCCAACATGTGCCGCGTTCACGGCAAGCATTGGTCAGCGGTGGGCATCAATCCGACAAGCGCCACTGAGTGGACCGCCCTCTACCACTACCTCCGCCTCGAGCCCGATAAGTCTGGCCATTCTGCCTACCGCTGCTGGGACAGTGATGCGCAGAACTACGACGGCAGCTTCAGTCCCATGATCCATGAGGTCGCTGCCAAGATCATTCTCGAGTGGATCGGCGACAAGGACAAGATCGCCCACAAGATTCGCAAGGCCTTGCTCAGGACGCTGAGCGGCGCGAAGGTGTGCATTGGGAAACACTTCCTGTTCATCCGAGGGAAGAATTTCACCGGGCACCCCATCACCGCTCTGTACAACACGATCGTCAGAAACCTTTTGGGACGTTACGCTTGGGCCGACATCTCCAATCAGCTCTTCTTTGGGGGCGACGGCTCGGGCGTCAGGCCCTTCTCGGAGTACAACGAGTGTGTTCGTGCCAGCGACTTTGGCGACGACGACGTCACCTCCGCCTCTGAGGAGGTAGAGTGGTACAACGCTGTGACAGTCGCGCAGAGCCTCGCACGCATCGGTTTCATCATGACAGGGGCAGACAAGAAGCTCGTTTCAAGCCCCAGCCAAGATCCACAGACCATCACTTTCCTCAAGCGCCGCTTCGTTCGCGACACCGCTTCGGTTTACATCAAGGGCCCTTTGGACGAGGACTCGCTCATCAATTCCGTCCTTTGGGTTAACAAGCGTGGCGATCAGCAGACGCTGACGTTTCAAGTGGCCACCGCTGCTCTCCGCGAGTGGGCCCTTCACAGTCGGCAGAAGTTCAACGAGGTCAAGCGTTTCATGAATAATGTCCTGCGCAACCACTCTTGGCGTCTCATCGATCTCGAGTACGCTGAGGTCATCCACGCGTGGATGGGGTACAAGTACGGCGTCACGGCCCCGATCAAGCTCACTCCTATCCCTGAGCGGCCCGTCGTTCAAGTTGGCGGCCAGATGGTGATCGGAGAAGACGTGGCATCTGAGCCGATCGTCCAGCAGCTCGGCGTTTCGGAGGAGACGGTTCTTGTCGACTCCACGCGCCCGGAGGCCGGCGACGACGTGGCAGTTCAAGCTTCAGACCCCTACGACGAGCTCAACATCCCCCCGGAACTCGGCCGAGAGTACCAGGTTGCCAGCTACACCTGGAACATCGCTGACACGCAGGGCACGCTCAAAGGCAGCCTTGTGTTTCCGGACGCTCTCTTCTCCCAACCCAAAGTCGCAGCGACGCTGTCGCAGT